AATTAATGTTAGATACTATAAAGTAATTGATAAATTTATTGAAGATGGTATAATTGATTATTTTAAAAGAGCCGTTCAAGATGAAAAAGATATTTTTACTACAAATATGAAAAAATATTATAATAAAAACTTAGGAATATGTATGAAATATAAATTCTTGATAGATATAGAAAAGGGTGAGGAAATTGAGATAGATATGAATTCTAATAAGAATGAAAGATGGTACAAAATAACACACAATACATTAACAAATCTTGGATATAAAGATATTAGAATATCAAGAGATAGCTTTGGAAGAAGAGTACACCATAATTTAACACAAACCTATAAATTTGAACTAACTAATAAGGGACTATCTGTCATAGATGCTAAATGTTCACAACCTAAATTACTATATTTAATGATGAAAAAAAGAGGAATAGTAGATGATACATATAATTACATATTTGAAAATAATATTGACTTTTATGTTAATAATAAGGGATAAAGATTCTATAAAAGTTTTAAAATATTGTAAAGAAAAGTACCCACAACTTGACTACGACATAAAAGAACTATAATATAAAATGGAACAATTAAAAGTATGCTCAAAATGTAAAATTGAAAAACCACATTCTGAATTTTATAAAAGAAAAGATAGAAAAATTGGAATTGATTCAAGATGTAAATTATGCTGTAAAATAAAATTTAAAAAATTCCTTGAAAATAATAAAGAATATTTTAAAGAACATAAAGCTAAATTTCCAGAAAAATATAAGGAATATAGAAAAAAAGACAAATTAAAAAATTATGAAAAAAGAAAAGAATATAAAAAACAGTATGATATTATTAATAAAGATAAAGTATTAGAAAGTAAAAGAAATAGAATAAAGAACAACCCACTTTTTAAGTTATCGTCTAATATGAGAACTGCCGTTTGGAGGTGTATAAAAAATAAAACTAATAAAACAGAGAAAATAATTGGATGTACTTTTGAAGAGTTAAAATTATATTTTGAATCTAAATTCGAACCATGGATGACATGGGAAAACTATGGTAAATATAATAGTGAATTTAATTATGGATGGGATATAGACCATATCATACCATTGGCTTCAGCACAAACGGAAGAGGATATAATAAAGTTAAATCATTATACTAATTTACAACCTTTATGTAGTAAGATAAATAGAGATATTAAAAGAGACAATTATTGATTATCAAACTTATCAACAATAGACTTTAAACCAAACCTATTTTTAAGTACTCCAATAATTGGTTTTGGCAGCCACTCTAAATCACCTAAGTTTTCAAGTAAGGAGATAAAAAATACAGAATAAAAACCACCTATAACCAAACCAGGAAGAAAAGTAAATAATATACTTTGTTTTGACATCCACCAACTAAGACTTAATACTAACGTCGTGGCAACAAAGTAAATAGGCATTCGATATAACTTATAACTAACAAAAGATTTTGTCTTAATCGACTTAATAATACCTGTAATCCAGTCTATTAACATTAAAAGCCAAAGTATATAAACAGTTTCTGCACTTTCATAAATACAACCTGTAATAATACCACCTAAAGCAAAGATAAAAGATGGCCACATAGTTAAACCTAACCATTTTAAACCAAATAGAGAGGTTAAAAAATCATTTATAGAGCTGAATCCAAAAAAACTATTATGTGTCATTTTTAGTAGGTTTATTTTCTTTTTCACAAGTATTCTCCTTGACTTCTTTCTTATCAGATGTCAATTCTAAATACTTTAAAATCTTTTCTATGTTTTTCTTACTTATCTTTCTCTTCATAATTAACAACCATAGATGTTTATCTTATTACAACAATTGCAACGAATTCCTTTACCACAAAAACAAGAGCAACCACCACGTCTACCTAGATATATTCCACCAAAATAATTATCCCACTTTGGTTTAATTGAAAGTAAGTTTTGTGATGGATTAAAATACTCAGGAAACTCTAATTGATTATTTACGATATATTCTCTGATTCTAGTTGAATAGAACTCAGCTGAATTTCTTACTTGTTCGCGTAACCAAATAATATTCTCTAAAGCTGTTGGATTAGAATTATCACTATTCTTTTCACTAACTGCCTTATTAGTCATTCTAAAGTTTAAAAAAGGCATTGCATGATATACAACCCATTCTGCTTGACAACGTTGTATATAATCAGTTAATAGAGTCAAATAATAACCTGTTGGACTACCACTATTAACTATATCATTCATTAATTTAACATATAGTGTATTACCTATAACCTGTTGTATGTTCAAGTCTTGAGCTTGAATAATATATTTATTAAGTAGGTCTGGGTCTACGTTATCATCTATAACTGTGTATTTGAATAAATATTCAGTTGAAATAAATTTTGCAAAAGCCATTTTATTTTATTTATTTTTAACCAATTTTGTTGCATCATCTTCACTATAACCAACTAATATTAACATATTAATCTTTTGTTCATCTGCTAGTGGAGATTGCAATATATTTAACATATCTTGTACAACTGGTTGCCAAGTCATCTCTAATTTAAACTTATTAATTTCTAATTTATCAGTAATTCCATTAATCTTTGATAAACGATTAAATGTTTGTTCTAATAATTGTTGTTTTGAATCTACATATTGAGCTTGAAAAACTTGTAAAGACTCAATAAGGTCATTTTTATTACCTAATTCACCACTAATTCTAACACCAAAAAGATTTGGATTAGTAGCTCTATGACCAACAAATATTCCTTCAGTTACATTTTTGTTTAATTCAATAAATCTCTCATCAGAATTATTTAAGTCAATTGGTGTAATAACTGGTGCTGTATCTTTAGAATCAGAGAAAGTGAATATAACTTTACCACCTCTACTTGCACCTTCATATTCGTCACGTAATCTACGTATTACAGAATCCATTTCTTCTTCTGAAGGTACTGCATTAGCAAAGTTTATAACCATAGATGGGTGAAAACCTTGTCTAATAGATGAAAGGTGAAACATTGCAATTTCCCATTCAAGTTCTATCCAATTTGCAGCTGATATATATTCTGGAATTCCGTACCATTCACAACCTGGTCTATATTCTTTAACATAAAGTATTTGTGAAGCTTTACTTCTATCTTTAATTGAAAAACCTGGATATAAAACAGGTGTATTTTTTCTAATAGAAGACCAATCATCACTTACCCAATAGTGGTCACATTCAAATTCTTCACGATAAGTAGCAATTCTTACCTTTCTAGGGTCCATATAGTTGATTTGAGCAATTGACTTTCTATCTTTAGACCAAACAATGTTTAAACAAAAAGAACCGTATATTTCAAGGTCATAAGACACTCTAGCAAGTATTTCATCAAGGTCGTATTTATTATATACGTTTTTCAAAAATTGTAATGTTGTTAATGAAAGTCCATCTTTTTTAAAACCATTACCACCAATCATTGCAGCTTTAGTTTTTAAAATGGCATTATGTTTTGAAGACTTATTCATTAATTGTAAAAGTCTATCAGGAAATAGATTATCAAGACCCCAAGTAATCCAAGAGTCTTTAATCTTTCTTTCTTCGAAAAAAGGTGTATAATACTCAGAGCTCATATTCATAACCTTGATTTTAATCTTATCGTTTTTCTCCATTTTAATTTTTAATTTTTATAAACCACCCATGAAAGTTGTAATCGTATTTAAGTTTGAAGCTGTAAATACACTTTGAGTTGAAAAAACTGCATCAACATTTAATATTCCATTTTCTACTAGACCTACTGCATTTGTTAAATCTAAATCATAAGGATTAGACATTTCGTAAACATAATACTGATATTGTCCACTAGGTATATCGATTACACCAGCAGTTAAGCCTTCGGGTGTTGCAATAGATATAGTAAAATAGTTAAAATAATAAGGCATTGGTGAAAAATCATTTTGATAAAAGATTTTCTGAGCCAAAGTATCTTTATTAACTAATTTCCAAGTAAAATATGGATTAGTAATATTTGAACAGTTTTCATACAAGGTAACAACTACTCGTGAATCACCTGTATTATTTAGGTATAACATTCTATATAATTTCTTTTATAAGTGAATATATAAAATTCGTAAAGTTTTTCTAAATAAAAATAAAAAAACCTGACTATTACATCAGGTTTTTTAAACAAAAAATATATATGAAAATATGCACTAATTATTAAACAATTAGTGATAAAGCCACAGTAGAATCCATGAGATAAGCTGGTTCAGGTTCCTTACCAGTGAACGTAAGGACTGCTCCATTCAAATCGCCATACAATTTACCTAACTGTGGTGTTGCAGAACTAACTCTTACAGGATTTTGATATCCCATCAACCAATAGTTACCTCTCTGGTCTAATACAATAATTCTCCAAGCACCTTGTGAAAGTGTTGAAATTCTATTTCTATTAGTAGCATCCATCTTCTGAAGTGTTATTTCTAACACTTGCTCAAAGAAAGTTGTACCATTTTCAGTTGAGAACTGTCCATTCTGATTGAAAGAACCAGTTTCAATTTCCTGTTCAAATTTATA